CCAGGAGCAGTACGAACGAGCGAAGGAGCACGAGTGAAGATTCATCCGACACACCGATGCGAGCGGTGCGGCCTCGAGATCGAGTTGCCGCTACCGAACCAGACGGCGAAGCACGCCGCCTGCCCGAAGCGCGGACCGCGGCAGCAAGCTCCGTCGTACCGCCTGATCAAGGAGAACGCATGAGCGACGAGTACATGCAGACGGCGATGTTCGTCGGCGGGCCGGCTCACGGCCAGCTCATCATCCTTCCGGCGGGGGCCCGCGAATGGCTCGTGCCGATCCCGGTCGGCATCCACGAGCTCATGCATAGCCAACGCGAAGGCACGGTCGACGGGCTCGTGAAGATCAAGACCATGAGGTACGTGCGGTCGAAGGAGCAATCCGCGGACGGCATCTGGCCGTTCGTGATGAAAGGAGTAGCACGATGACCGTCGCGGAGCTTATCGCCGAGCTCGAGAAGCTCGACAGCGACGCCGTCGTGTGGGTCCGCGCGGAGCGCGAGCTCGGACGGCGGAACGGCTCGAGGTTCGTGGGAGGGCCGGCGAACCAGGTGTTCACCGGGCCGATGATCCGGTTCGTCGTGATCGAGGCGACGAAGTGACCGCGTACGGCGAGCGGCTCGAGGAAGCCGTCGCAGCGCTCCGCGTCGCGATGGACTCCTGGCTGAAGCTCGATCCGCTCTGCGGCCAAGGCCCGCTCGTCGTCGGGGAGGCGCCGAACAGCTCCGGGTGCGGCCGCCGTCGAAACCAGATCTTCATGGGCGGGAAGCTCATCAAGCTCGACGGCGGACGGCTCGAGCGGACGAACCTCCTGTGGGAGTGGCCGGGCGCGAGCGGGCGCGGCTCTCACTTCCCGAAGGCCGAGGGCGCGGCCGCCGCGGACGACCTGCTCGGAGACCTCGGGCAGCTCGGCCGAACGGGTCGCGGGCTCATCCTCGTCGGGACGCGCGTCGCGACCGCGTTCGGCCTGAAGCGCAGCGACTACGAGTGGCTGACGTGGATCGAGTACCGGAAGCACCCGATGGCGGTCATGCCTCATACGTCGGGGCTCGTGACGTGGTGGAACGACGCCGACAACCGGGCGCGAGCGCAGGCGTTCTTCAACGTCGCGCTCGCGTACACGCTGGAGCTTCCGTGATGATCCCGTACGTCGCGCCGACTCCCGGCTGGGGCATGTGCCCCGAGTGCGAGTGCGGCGGCCGAGAGCGGCCGTGCTGGAACTGCGGGCACGACGGCAAGTTCCTCGCCGGCATCGCGAGCATCATACAGGTCGAGATGCGGCCGTGGATCACTACACCGGAGGTCGTCGAGTGAACGGTCCGCCGCACAACTTCTATCCCGGCGACGCCGGCCCCGAGGTGCGCGAAGCGCTCGAGGCGCGGTGGTCGGACTACTTCACCGGCGACGGATGGTGGGAAGTGTCCGGCGACGGCGAGCCGGAGGACTTCGAGCCGTGCTACCCTGAGCCAACGGAAGCCGACCTGTGAAGCCGGAAGTCGTCGCCGCGAACGTCGAGAAGCAGCTCGCTGCCGAGAGACGTGCGCTCGGACTACCGCCGCAGTCGGGAGACAACCGGCTCCGCACTCAGACCAACATCGCTCAGCTCGTGGCGTGGTACCTCGCGCCGCCGAAGCCGAAGGAGTCCGAAGCGTGAACACCGCCCTCATCCATGCACTAGACCTGTCCCAGCGCCTGGGGCTCCACGTCCATCCGAACTGGTGGATCGAGCTCGAGTACGACGAAGAGAACGACGTCACGTCTCCCGTCTGCGCGTGCGGAACCTCGTGCGGAGACTCGGCCGGGAAGCACCCGATCGTGAACTTCACGACCGAGAGCACGACCGACCGCGCGACGATCGAGGCGTGGTGGAGGCAGTGGCCCGAGGCGAATCTCGGCGTGCGGACGGACGGCATCACCGTCGTCGACGTGGACCCGCGCAACGGCGGCTTCCAGACGTACGCGCGCCTCGAGGTGGACCTGTCGAAGACGATGCGTGTGAAGACGGGCGGCGGAGGCTGGCACGACTACTACCTCGGCGAGATGCCGACCGGCGGCGGGAAGCTCGGGCAGGGCATCGACTTCAAGTCCGGCTCGCACGCCCAGGTCGTCGGCCCGGGCTCGGAGCACTGGTCCGGGAGCTTCTACGAGGTCGCGGCGGAGAGACCTCTCGCCGCCCTACCCGTGAGAGCCCTCGAGCTGGGCGGGCGGAAGGCGGCTCCGTCGAGCACAGGAGGTGTGAGCCCGGGCAGGAAGGCGGGGCCGGGAGAGCGGAACGACTACCTCAAGACGAAGGCGGCGCAGCTCCGCAACTTCATCGACGACGAGGCGGCGTTCCACGGCACGATGCAGATGATCGGCGAGCGAGAGTGCGACCCGCCCGCCGACACGGAGCGGGTCACCGAGATCGCGGCCAACGCCTGGAGGCGGGAGGGCGGCTGGGGAGTCTCCGCGGACGACGCGGCGCTGATGGCGTCGTTCGTGCGCGACGACGGCTCGTACGCGTTCGATACGGACGAGAACCTTGTCGCGGTGTTCGACGGGAGCTACGAGCCGCCGGTGCCGACGATCATGGCCAGGACGGACGGGCAGTGCCTGTTCTACCCGGCGGCCATCAACCTCGTGTTCGGCGTCGACTCGATCGGCAAGACGTGGATCTCGCTCGTCGCGGCGGCCGAGGTGCTCGCGGCGGGCGGCAAGGTCGTGCACCTGGACTGGGACGACGCGCTCGAGTCGAATGCGTGGCGCCTCAAGCAGCTCGGCACCACCTACGAGCAAGTGATGCACGGCTACCGGCACAAGACCAACCCGGGCGGCATCTCGCCGGAGCACGCGGCGGCGATCTACGCCGAGAAGGCGGACCTGATCATCGTCGACGTCGTGGCGAACGCCCTGGCGGCGGCCGAGCTCAACGAGAACTGGGCCGGCGACTACCTCAAGTGGGCCGCGACGACGGCGATCCCGTGGGCTCGAGAGGGCGCCGCGGTGATCCTCAACGACCACACCGGCAAAGCGGAGTCGACGGACGGCCAGAGCCGGGGCTCGTCGGCGAAGCGGGCCGGCGTCGACGGCGCGGCGTACGAGGTGACAGCCGACCCGCCGATGATGAAGGGCCGCGGCGGCAACCTCGTCATGACGGTCACGAAGGACCGGCACGCCGGCGTCAGGGCTCGAGGCGAGCGGGTCGCGGCGGTGGAGTTCGACCCGCAGCTCGGGTACCGCGTCGTGGCGTTCGAAGGTTCGGCGGCCGAAGAGTCCCGCATCGACGAGGACTGCTACAACGCCGTCGTCGCGGTTCGAGCGCTCGAGCAGCGCGGCGTCCGATGCACCGCGACGAACGTCCGCGCCGAGATGAACGGCTCGAGGAAGGCCGAAGCTCTGAAGGTGGCTGTCGACACCGGGGTCGTCTACACGCACGACGAGACGACGAGCCGCGGCGGGACCGCGGCGAAGATCCACGAAGTCCGCGACGCGCATCCGAAGGTCGTCGTGCTCGACCTGATCGCTGCGCCGCGAGGCGAGCTACCCGAGTGAAACCGCAGCTGAACGCGACCACCCTTCCACCGTTCAACCACTGTTTGACACCCCGTGGTAGACAGCGACACGGGATGGGGTACCACTGTGAACACCCTCAATCAAGGGTGTTCAGTGGTACCGTGGTCCACGGCGGGTGGAGGGTGGAGGGTTCGAGGGCTACGGTGGATTCATGAGAGCAGCCCCGGTTCATCATCGGCGGACCACCTCATCGGCGGAGCACCGGTGCCGGTGGTGCGAAGCTCCGCTGCGAGGCAGCGAGGTGAAGGTCCACGAGCGAGGTGCGACCTCATCGGCATGGCTGCAGAGGTGGCGCGGAGGGCAGGCGCCGTCGAGAGGGCACCTCGGTACGACAGCCGGTGGCGCAGCCGATGGCGATGCCATGGCATGCCCTACGTTTCGTCCGCGCGGTGGCGCACGGGCGGACGCGGCATGGTGGACGTTTCAGCAGCGACGCACGACGCAGGCAACTTCACGATGCCATGGTGGCATTCTTTAGGTGGTGGGTGAGCACCCCCCGCTCATTGGTGAAATATCTCCCCACGGTGTACGATCCGTTCCCATGTACCTTCAGCGAGGCGGTGCAGGCTCCGGCCCCAGCGGCGGATCCGGCACCAACAACGGCGGCGGCGGGAACCCGAACTGGCGCAGCCAGTCGTCCGTCGACGACGCGTTCGAGAACGCGAAGGTGGACATCGGCGGCATGGACCCGTCGATGGCGTCTGACTTCGCCGAGCGAGTCGACGCGTTCGCCGCGGAGTTCCCCGACGCCGCCAGCCAGGTCACGTCCGTCACAATGAAGGACGGGATCGGCGGCGGCATGCGTGTCCTCACGGACCCTGAAGATCCGGGCCGCATCGCGATGCAGCTGGATCGAGCAACGTTCGGTTCGCAGGCCGGCTTCGACGCTCAAGCGGCGAAGCAGTCAGCGAGCATGGCCATCGAGACGCCGACCGGTGTCTTCGACCACGAGCTCGGGCACGTCCTCGACTACGCCACAGCTCCGCGGTGGGGCGACGTAGCGCACGGCGACGTCTTCAGCGACCGCGAGCTCATGAACGGCATCTCGAAGTACGCGGCGACGAACTCGAACGAAGGCTTCGCGGAGGCGTTCTCGATCCGACAGGGCGGCGGCGAGCTGTCGCCCGACGTGCAGGCGGGTGTCGAACGAGTCGTGAAGCTCGCCGGATCGACGGCGCGGTGGATCCCGCGCCACGAGTTCTCGCACCGCCCGCTCCCGGACATCAGAGGCTGACGTGTTCGTCGACCAGATTCCGCCGTACGCACCCGGCGACGACCAGCAGCCCGTCGAGGTTCTCACGGGCCAGTTCGCCCAGCAGCACTCGGTCTCCATCGACGAGGTCGTGAAGGTGATCGTCGAGGGCGTCGGCGAGTTCCTGGGCGAGATGAGGCGGTCGAGCAGCGGCTCGACTGCAGACGGCGACCTGCACGCGGTGCTGCACTGGACCATCCTCGACCCCGAGCTCACGATCGCGCTCTGGGAAGGCCATCTGCTGGCGAACAGCGACTCGGATGCAGCGGTGTGGACGCTCCGGTGGACGACGACGGGCCCCGAGCTCGTCGGCTCAGCCGAGGTCGAAGCCAACTACCAGTCGGACCCGGCGTGGGCCGTCGAGGTCGAGGTCGTCGACGGCGAGTGCGTCGTGTCGTTCGCCGGCTCGGCGGTCGACGAGACCAGGTGGTTCCTGTCCGTCGTCAGCACGCACCCATGAGATAGGATCACCCGCATGAGCCTCACTCCGTACATCGTGACCGTGGCCGCCTCCGGCGCCGTCGCCTCGGCTTCGACCGAGACCTTCACGATCCCGACCCGGGGCCGCTCGGGGATCATCGTCGTCATCGACCCGACGGCAGTCACCGGCGGCGCCTCGATCACGCCCACGATCAAGGGCTACGACTCGGTGTCCGGCAAGACGTGGGACCTGCTCGTCGGCGCAGCGATCTCGGGCACCGGCACGGTCGTCCTCCAGGTCGCACCGAACCTCGCAGCGGTCACCAACCTCGCCGCTGCGAAGCTGCTTCCGTCGACGGTGATCCTGTCGATCGCGCACGCGGACAACAAGAGCTACACGCGGTCGATCGCGGCGCACCTCGTAGGGTGACGCCTGAGGCGTGGCCGCAGCGGGCGTGGCCCGAGGCGGTCCCACTCTTCGAGACGCCGAGGAACTACGACCGCGAGACGGTCGGCCCAGAGGTCTGCGACACGCTCCGGAAGCTCGGCTACGAGCCGATGCCGTGGCAGGTCCGGATGTGGGACACGATGTACGAGCTCGACCCGGACGACGGCTCGCTGTGGTACCGCGAGCGCCGGGTGACCGTGCCGAGGCAGTCGGCGAAGACGACGTCGACGCTCGCCGAGCACTTCCACCGGATCGACCGCAGCGAAGCTCTCGGGTGGGGCGAACGGCCCGTCATCCTCTTCACGATGCAGAACGCCTCCGAGGCGCGGACGAAGATCGTCGAGGACTGGATGCCGATCGTCGAGTCGTCGTCGTGGGCGCTCGGCCTGATCAACAAGTTCAACCGTTCGAACGGCCGCGAAGGCTTCTCGTTCCTGAACGGCGGCCGAATCCGCACGTACCCGCCGAACCTCAAGGGCGGACACGGCGGCACGATCGACGAGGTCGACATCGACGAGGCGTTCTCCTTCGTCGACAACCGCGCCGAGCAGGGCGCCCGCCCGGCCATGATCACGCGGCCGTCGCCGGTCATCTCGATCAAGTCCACGGCTGGAACTGAGCTCGGCTCCGAGTACCTGCTCGGCAAGGTCAAGGACGGCCGGAAGCGCGTCGAGTCCGGCGACGACGGCCACATCTACTACCTCGAGTACGCGATCGACCCGTCGCGGGACGATATCGACAACCCGGAGCACTGGCACCGGTGGATGCCGGCGCTCGGCTACACGCAGACCATCAAGGCGCTTCTCATGGAGAAGGAGGCGATGGACGCCGACGAGTTCTTCAGGGCGTTCGGCAACGGCTGGTCGAAGACCGGGAAGCAGATCATCGACGCGGCGTCGTGGGCGCAGGCGTACCGCGAGAAGACACCGCGGCACGGCAAGGTCTGGATGTCCGTCGACGCCTCGCCGGGGCTCCACGGCGAAGGCCGCTCGGCGTCGATCGCCGTCTCGAGCTACCGCGGCGACGACCACATCGACTCGGAGATCGTCGCGCACGGGCCGGGCACGGCGTGGGTCGCCGAGCGCATCGGGAAGCTCACGCGGGAGCAGAAGGTGCAGCTGGTGATGGTCGACCTCTCGGGCCCGATCGGCACGATCCTGCCGGACATCAAGCTCAAGTGCATGGCGAACATCGAAGAGGTCGACGCGCGGACGATGGCGAACGCCTGCGGCCGATACCACCAGGACGTCCTCGACGACGTCGCGCATCACCGTTCGCAGGACATGCTGAACGCGGCGGTCGAAGGAGCTGCGAAGCGCGACCTCGAGGACGGCTGGGCGTGGAAGCGGCGCACGTCGACCACGGACATCTCGCCACTCGTAGCTGTTACCCTGTCCCACTGGGCCGCGGCCATCAACCGAGATCGAGGACCGATCACGATGCACATAGCAGAGAGCGCCTGATGGGCCTGTTCGGTCTCCAGCGGGCGCGACCGCGCGGGAAGCGGCCGGAGCTTCCGGCCGCCGTACCCGGGTCGAACGTCTTTCAAGCCAGCGGACAGTGGGGAGACATCCCGCTGCCGCTCGCCGGCAACTCGACGGTGCTGGGACTCCCCGCCGCGGGTCGTGCCGTGAACCTGATCGCGAACGCCGTCGCGACGATGGCGCCGATGCAGCAGATCGGCACCGACGGCTTCGTCATCCTCGACGGCTCGACGCCGGTCCTCGAGCGGCCGAACGCCGGCTGGGGCGTCTTCGACTTCTTCCACATGGCCGCGCAGATGGCGATCATGCGCGGCAACTTCCTGGGGCTCCAGGCGGACTTCAGCGCCGCGGGCTATCCGAACCAGATCGTTCCCGTGCCGACGGGCTACTGGTACGCCTACATCGACGGCGCCGGCTACACGGTCTACTCGGTGAAGGGCCAGCTGTACTCGTGCGACGAGGTGATTCACATCCGCGCCAACTCGCTGCCGAACGCCCCGATGGGGATCGGCGTCGTCGAGCAGTACCGTCGAGCGATCGGCCACGCACTCGACCAGCAGAACTTCGCCGCCGACACGTACCGGAGCGGCTCGGTCCCGGCCGGCATCATCAACCTCGACCTGCCGGAGATCGACGTCGACCAGGCCAACGCCGTGCAGGCGCAGTGGATCGCGAGCCACGCCAGCGGCGGACGAGCGCCCGCGGTGCTCCCGAACAACATGGAGTTCGAGCCGATCCAGTGGTCGCCCGAAGACCTTCAGTTCCTGGAAGCTCGGCTGTTCACGGTCTCCGAGATCGCGCACATGTTCAACCTCGACCCGACGGACCTCGGCGCGGCGTTCCCGGGTGACTCGCTCACCTACACCAACATCGAGCAGCGGCAGACGCAGCGGATCGTCGACACGTACGGTCCGTGGATGCGACGGTTCGAAGACGGGTTCAGCGACCTCATCCCGTCGACGTCGAAGGCGCGGCTGGTGCCGGCGAACCTCCTGCGCACCGACTCGAAGACGCGGGCCGAGGTCGACCAGATCGAGATCGCGAACCAGACTCTCACGCCGGCCGAGGCTCGGAAGCGGGAGGGCAAGAAGCCGATCCCGCAGCCGAAACTGCCGGACGCCGCCGTCGCCGCGGGCCCGGACGGCAAGCCCGTCGACCCCGCCGCGGCCGCCGCGGCCGATCCCGCGACGGCGCACCCCGACCCGATCGATCCCAACATCACGGTCAAGGGCCCGACCGTCAAGCTCTGAGATAGGATCACCACCATGTCGAACACGCTGTATCGTGCAAGCTTCGAGCTTCAGCCCGTCGAGGGTCGGACGCTCATCGGGCTCGCCGTGCCGTGGGAGGCGCCGTCGCTCGTCCGCGACATGGTCGGGCCGCCGTACCTGGAGGCGTTCGCCGCGGCGTCGTGCGACGTCTCCATCTCGCAGCGGGCCGACCGACCGGTGTTCGTGCGGCACGACTACGCCGCGGATCCGATCGGCATGTCCACCTTCCAGCGCTCGACCGAAGGGCTCCTGTTCGAAGCCGTCGCGTCGAAGACGAAGCGCGCCGACGAGATCCTGGAGATGGTGAACGACGGCTCGATGCGTTCGGTCTCCGTCGGCTTCCGCCCGCTGAAGTCCACGCGGCGGATGGTCGCCGCAGGCGAGCTCACCCTCCGCACCGAGGTCGCGCTCCGTGAGCTCAGCATCGCTCCGACAGGCTTCGGCGCCTACCCCGAGGCCGGCGTCCTCGCCGTCCGCGAGGGCGAGCCTGCAGGCGAAGAGGTCGTCGTCGACGAAGAGGCCGCGGCCGAGCTCGAGCGGATCGCTCGAGTCGAGCGCGACATCGCCGCTCGGCGCCGCGCGGCGTTCCTGCGCGAGCACCCGCTGCCGTTCATCGGGAGCTAAGGCCGTCGCATTACGCGATGTGTTACAGTTCCATCCATCGGGACACAGGGCGCAACTCCTGGCCACGCCAGCGTTGGACAGCCGCTAGTCAGCGAAGCTCCAGCCCACTCGTAGCGACACACGACCCGAAGGACGAAACCACCATGGCGAATCCCCGCCTCAGCCACCTCAAGCAGGAGTTCGCGGACCTCCGCGGCGGCCTGCAGTACCTCGACGACCTCGCCGGCGTCGAGAAGCGCGACCTCACGGACGACGAGCGCACCAAGTACGACGAAGCCTGCACCCGCATGGAGGCGATCGAGGCCGACATCGAGACGACCCTGGCCCGCCAGGAGCGCTTCGACAAGATCGCGGCGGTCACCGCTTCGGTCATCGAGCCGAACGAAGACGGCACGCTCGGTCGGACCGAGGGTCAGCCCTTCGTCCGCACGCCCGCGGCCGCCCGCACCTCCCCGCGCCCGTCCGCGACCCTCGACCTCGGCAACTACGCCAAGGCCGTCTCGCGCTCGACCGCGGACGTCGTGCTCGGCCGCTCGGACATC